ATCAAGTTGAGCGGGCTCAGCTGCTGATTAGGAAACAGCAGTCCTTTGAGTCGCCAGTAGTTCTCTCTCTCGACATGTCACGCTTTGACAAGCACGTGTCTGAGAGCCAACTCCGTCAGGAGCACCGTGTGTATCTAACCCTATGTAAGGGCAACCCGCATCTGCGCAAGTTGCTAACGTGGCAGGTTTACAACGAATGTTCCACGACGTCAGGTATTCGCTACACGACGACTGGTCGTCGTATGAGTGGAGACATGAACACCGCTTTGGGCAATTGTATTATCATGATAGCCATGGTCGTAGCGATGTTTGAGTATCTCGAGATTGTAGGAGACATTCTCGATGATGGAGATGACTGCTTAGTTATTTTGGAGGAGACCGATCTTGGTCACTTCCAGGAAAACGCAACGCGCTTGTGCCTAGAAATGGGACACGAGCTAAAGATTGAGAATGTGGCCCGGAGGTTAGTGGATGTTGAATGGTGTCAAAGCAAACCTATTCATACTTCACGTGGTTGGAAATTCGTAAGAAATCCCATCAAGGTTCTGAATTGCTCCCTTATCAACCCAAAATGGTTAGCGTACAACAGGAAACAAAGACTGGCTCATTTAGCAGGTCTTGGAAAATGTGAACTAGTGCTGAGCTCTGGAGTTCCCGTGTTATGGGAATTCGCTCGTGCTTTGATCCGTAATTCAAGAGGTGCTGATGCCCAATTTGATGAAAACTGTGGTACCTGGGCCCGAGTCCAACGAGAAGGGAAATTGTATACTAGAACAGGTTACGAACAGGAAATTAGCTACGAAGCTCGCAAGAGTTTTGAAGCCGCGTTCGGAATCTCTATAGCAAAACAGGAACTTTGGGAAGAAGCCCTACGTACATGGGAGATAGTTGTGGATGGTGAAGAGCTCGTCGGGCCGACAATATTGTCAGACTGGTCGATCAACCACAATTGGGCCAATGAATCTCCCTTGGGGTAAATACTCAAATGAAATCTAACAAACCTAAAAGCAACCGCCGCAGAGGTTCGGCCGGCCGTCCTGCTAAAATCAAGAACCAGAACAACAACAACAACAACAACAAGCAAATGGTAGTCTCCCATCAAGGCAAGAAACATGTACAAGTTTCAGCACCTTGTGTGGACTATTGTCATGCACTATGCAATCCATTTGACTCACCC